CAAACTCTTTAACAGGGCCTACTACTTCAAATTCATTAATTAAGAAAGGCTTCTCGAAGGCTTCACTCCCCAACATAAAGCGGATGATAAACTCATAGTGGTCAGGCATGGTCTTAATTCCAAGTATCTCTCCCTCAGGACGTCTACGTTTACCCATATAGAGAAATTTTACTTTTCTATTCCCAAGGTCTTGAACGGCCTCAGTGCCCTGTTAAAGAGTTTGATATAAAGAGCCATATCCACGATAAAGTCTTAAAAGATCTGACTCTTAGACGTAATTATGACTTTGATGATCTTACCAAAAGTCTAGCAAGGTCTCAGGCCTCTGTGAAAGACTATGGCAAGATGTTAAAGAAAAGCAGAACAAAAGTTACCAAGGGCGTTAATCTTTTAAAAAAACTATCACCAGTAAAGTTAACCGTTAAAGATTTAGATAAGATAATTGAAGACCTGAGTAATCACAGTAAGGTAAGAAAAGCCTATATCGCAAGAGACGGGAGTATTATTGTGTTTTCTAAGATGCTTTATAAAACAGACTACCGTAACAATAAAGTAGATAAACGTTCTCCTATAGGAGAGTTTATACTTAAGTTCCGTGATGGCAATTTTAATGGCGATAACTTAATTTATATACACGAGGAGGGGAATTACCCTCACCCTAACATCTCAGGTATAAGTTTTTGTTGGGGAGATAATCAGGAAGAGGTTAATAGTTGTCTTAGAAATGGTGATATTTACTTAATCTTTGATATCACGCTAGATTTTCTTTCAATCTTCCCCCATGCAGATGGAGAGCCTTATATAGGTTATGGAGAATGGTATGAAGAAAAAGAAAAACGAGCAGATGATTATGTAAGTAGTCTTTACGCGGAGGCATTATAAAAAGTTGTTATAATAAGTTGTTATAAAAAATTATGGTAAGTATAGAAATTGAAGAACCAAAGTTATTAATACCACTTAAAAGCTGGCAGAGGTTAATGTCCTTTGTTGAATTATGTCCTATTGAAATTTCTGGATTTGCGGATGTTGAGTACGACAAAAAGGAAAAGGTTTACCGCGTAGGTGAAGTGTATTTACTTACCCAAGAAGCATCAGCAGCGGAGGTAGAGATGAGCGAAGAAGATGTTTCTACTTTTATGCTTGAGCGTATAAAACAGGGTGCTACTCAGATGCCTAGGCTCTGGTGGCATAGTCATGTTAACATGGGTGCGTTTTTCTCAGGCGTAGATGATACTGCGATGGAGGAACTAAAAAATGATTCTTTCTTTGTAGGACTAGTTGTTAACAAAAGCGGAGAGTATAAGGCGATAATTAAATATTGTGATCCTTTTGAATTCTACATTAAAGAAGTGAATATAGCGATAGATTATACTAAGCCTTCAATTCCTAATGTTATTAAGGATGAGTACCAGAAGAAGGTTAAATTACCTGAATATGAAAAAGAAGGAAAAGAAGGAAATGGAGAAAGCCATGGGAAACAAATCTATGTCAACGGTCACCAAAAGGACATCTTTACCAAGGGACAGGCCTTAACACTTCCCGTGAGTTTTGACAAAGCATATAAAAGAGTAAAAGATTTAGGGCTGAAGAGGATGTGGGATGAGGATTCATTAGAGTGGTATTACTATGACTTTAAGAATGGAAATCGATGGATTGACTCTGAGGGCCTTTTGTTAATGGATGAGTCTATCCCAGAAATATCAAGAAATGATTAATGAAGAAACAACCGAGAGATATTCAAGACAATCGGGCATAATCAGTTTAGAATTACTAGATGTTCCTATCTTTATTTTAGGGGCAGGTAGTATTGGTTCATGGACAACCCTTGCGCTTGCCAAGATGGGGTGTAGTGATATTACTGTCATGGACTTCGATAAAGTAGGCCTCGAGAATACAGGTTCTCAAATTTACGAAGTACCTCATATTGATACCCCTAAGACAGTTGCCCTTCATGGCATTATTAGTGTTATGACTGGAAAGAGCATAGACTTTTTAAATAATAAATATGATGGTGGTATAATGCCTCAGAGTATTCTGGTATTAGCAGTCGACGACATGGAGGCCAGACAGCAATTTTACAAAGAGCATAAAGGTCAGAATAAGATTTTAATAGATGGCAGAATGGCAGGAAATGAGATCCATATCTTTTGTGTAAGGCTTGATAACGGAGATGATTGTAAGGAATACGAAAGCACCCTCTTTAGTGACGATGAAGCTGATCCCAATCCTTGTTCAATGAGATCGGTGGTTTATAACTGTTTTATCATCGCAGGGCTTATTACAGACATGGTTGCCCAGCTAGTTAAAAAAGAACCTGTACCTCTTATAACTGAAGTCGACCTAACGAACTTCTTATTACATAAAACCGAGGGAGAGATTAAAGTAGAAACAGAAACTAAAGTAGAAACCGAGGCAGGGGGTGTGACAGTATGAAGATAAGCCAGTTTACGAAGCAACACTTAGTTAACGAACTAAAGGCTAATGGGTTACCTTATTCAAGAGACACTATAAAAAGGTATGAATTACAAGGTATTATATTATTCCCAGATAAGCCGATTAAGTTTGCATCGGGTAGAGTCTGGCGGGGGTATAGTTGGAAACGCATACAACAAAATGTAGCGCGTGTTAAAAGATACCAAAAAACTAAGAATGAAGGTTAAGAGTGAAAGTTAACACAGAATGTGAGGTATGTGGTAAAAGAGCTAAAAGAATACCTCTTTCAAAGGAACTAAAGTTGTGTATGAAACATTATAGAATTAAACAGGAAGAAAAGAAAGAAGAGGAAGGAAAGAGAGGTGATTAATTATGGAAGGAGATACAACATTACCGCCAGTTGGACTAGCAACATCAAGCGGAAGAAGAACACGTAGGCGTGTTACATATGTGAATGTACGTAAGATAAATAATGGTTATATATTAGACTCTCAAGATGGTGGAGAGGCGGAGCAAGTTTACCTTGAAACTCTTGATACTATGCCTACGGTACTGCGAGAAATGTTCGGAGAGGAAGAGGAGTAAACATCCTTCTTGACACAGGTCGCACAATATGATATTATACACAAATGGGCTCTTGTTGGTTACCCATATTGACGAGAGCTTACTTTTTTACTTGACATCTTATAGGTTATAATGGTATTTATAGTCTATGGACGACCTCGCAAAAGATTTACCGTTTATTAAAACAGCGGACACCAAGATCCCTATCCCCGATCCAAGTTATTTAAGAAAAAAACTACCTGCGAAAAAATCTGAGGATAAAAAGCTCAGTAAACACGCAAGAGAATTTGATGCATATTGTAAATGGTCAGCTCTTCCCGTTAGACACAGATCCCCTAAAAGGGTATATGAATTTGAAAAGAAATGGAAACTTCCCAAAGGCTATACAGAATACTTCAGGTCTCGTGATGACTACCAAGACAAACGCCTTACATACTTCTGGGATTGGATGATGGATAAGTTCCCAGAGGTTGTTGATAATTTGTATATTCAATCTGCAAAAAACACAAATGCAGCGAAGATTCTTGTTGACCTGGTAGCTAAGAAAATCAACATAGAAAAACCCCGTACACAGGTTATGCCAATGTTAATGGTGGGTGTAGACCAAAAGAAAATTGATAAGATGTTTATTCCACAGGGTTACGAGAATGTTGAAGATATAGTACCAGCAAAAGAAGTAAAATAATGGCCGATCAAAAAACAATTGAACCGACACCAAAACAAACTGATTTTATATTCTCTAGCAAGAAGTTCACCTGTTTTTCAGGTGGGTATGGTAGCGGTAAAACTCTAGCTGGGTGTATGCGAGGGCTTTTGTTATCTCAAGAACCCAATAATTTTGGGCTTGTAGGACGAAACACATACGTTGAGCTTAGAGATACAACACAAAGATCCTTCTTCGAACTTTGTCCACCTGAATATTATGCTCCCGAGAACGGTGGACAGTGGAAGCCTTCAGATAATCACCTTAAACTAATAAATGGTTCAGAGATTATTTTCCGCCACTTAGATACTATTTCAGAAGCAGAGCTTAAGTCTCTTAACTTGGGGTGGTTTTATATAGATCAGGCTGAAGAAATTTCATTAGGTGTATGGCAAGTGTTACAGTCTCGTCTTAGGCTTGCAAATGTATCAAACCGCTGGGGATTCATAACATGTAACCCATCTCCTGGTAACTGGATATATGATAAGTTTAAAAAACCAGAAGAAGAAGGTAAACCTCTTGGTGATGAATATAAGATGGTTGAGGCAACTTCTTATGAGAACCCTTATTTGCCAGCAGGTTATATCGAGACCATGTTAAAGGATTATCCAGAGGAAATGGTGAAACGTTATATTGAAGGACGTTGGGATGTTGTAGAAAATGCCATATACCCTGAATACGATAAAGATGTCCACATTATACAACCTTTTGAGATTCCTAAAAACTGGGAGCGTTTAGTTTCCCTTGATTATGGAATGGTTAATCCAACAGGCGTGTTGTGGGGCGCTATAGATTTTGACGGAAATGTCTTCATATATGATGAGTATTACAGTGCAGGGTTAGTATCGGCCCACGCTAAGGAAATTCTTCGAAAAACTGGTAATCAGGAAATTGGCTATTGGTTAATTGATCCTTCTACAGTTTCAAAGACTCGTGAAAAGGACGGACAAATGTGGTCAATCCTAGAAGAGTATGAAGATTATGGGTTATACTTTGTGCCTGCGAACAACGAAAAACTTGCAGGAATTAATCGTGTTAAAGAGTTTTTAAAAATGCGTACAGATAGAAGAAATCCTGTTAATAAAGAAACTCCCGCGCCTAAGCTTTATATAATGAGAAATTGTGTTAATTTAGCTTGGGAATTTCCTCAGTACCAATGGAAAAAATATAGGAGTTTAGTTCAAAGATCCGCTAGTGAACAATCAGTAGATGTTAATGACCATTTAATGGATGCACTTAGATATATGATTATGTCACGTTTCCCAGCACCTCAGCGAAAGCAAACAGGGTTAGAGCTGGTATCTCGTGAAGAGCGTGATAATATGAATGCAATGACAGAACCATTTCCTAAGGGTTATGCAGGTGATGATGTGTTAGGGCAGTTTGGGGCAGAAGAGGGAGAAATTGAATGAGCAAGATATGAGCAAGATATGAGCAAGATATGAGCAAGATATGAGCAGGGTATATTTACCAATTGAGTTTTGGAGTAGTGTTATATCTGCTCTGGATAGTAAGATAGAAGCTCTTTGTGATAGGGGAGGCTATGGTGAGGTTAAATTAACCATGAAAGTACACCGTGGGCAGGTTGCTGATATTTACTTTTCAGACGAGATAAGGGCACGTGGAATACTGGAACAATTGAAAGTAAAGGAAGAACCCAGGGAAGAAAATAAAGAAAAGGAGGAAAAATAAAGAAAAGACTTGACAGCATATGGTAAAATGTGCTATTTAATATAACAGCCCGAGAGTACTCAACACAGGCTAAGATTTACTATGGAATTTCTAATCTTAGGCATTGTGCTTCTATTCTCAACCATTCTCCTTACGGGAGTTACTATTTTTTCTGTTTGGTTTCTTACGCGTAAGTACACACAGGGATTCTCCAAATACATCCAACAAGTTAATTACCACTCACAAATCCAGAAACAAAACACGGAAAAGCTTATAAAAATTATGGATGGTGCTTTTGTTCAACCAAAAGTGCAGAATACTCCCAATCAGGCCGTTAAAATAGATACCTCAAGCGTAGAGTTTTCAGAAAATACCCCCCTAGAGCTTAATACTGACGTAAAGTTTGAAGTAGAAGGGGGAGATGCGGGTATACCACCTGGATATTCACCTAAAAACTAACACAAGAACTAATCACTAAGAATATGGCAAAGCAACCAGATGTATTAACTAAAGAAGAAGATAATGAGGGCAAATTCCTTTTAACCAGGATTAAAAGGCTTGAGCATCAAGCTAGAGAGAATCGTAGAAAATATGATTGGGAATGGTTAGTACGCGTACTATATGTAAGGGGGTATCATTTCGCCCGATATAATAGGGGTACGAACACTGTAACTTTCTCTACCCGAACAGGCGTTCGTATCCCTGTTAATTTGGTATCTGCGCATCTTAGAGGTGTTAGAAATCAGGTTACCTCATTCCAACCCAAATGGGAGGTTATGCCTAATGTTACAACTGAATCTGCACAGGAGAATGCTCGCTATTCTGGGAAGGTTTTAGATTACATCTATGAGAAATCCCAGATTAAAAGAAAACTAAAGGAAGTTGTAACTGATGCGCTCATTCATTCTATAGGTATTTGGCACTTTGACACTAATCAAAAAGGTGACGTAGTTATTAATCGAGTTGATCCTTTTGATTTTCTGGTAGATCCTAATGTAAAGTCTTCAAACTTAAACGACCCAGAAAAAGGCGCTGAGTTTGTCATTTTAAGTCACCAAGTGCCAATTGATGCAATTAAGAAAAACCCTAAATTTGCTCATAGAGATGCAGTCCACGGAGACAACGAGGTTTCTTCAGCAGAGTATAAAAGATTCTTACTTCAGGTAACTACTAACAACTATCAGAGTGCAACTCCCGAGAATGAGACTAAGATCTTGAATCAGGCTTGGATTCGCGAACGTCAGGAGAATGGAGAGTTTAAGATTCGTATTGTTACCTATGTAGATGGAGTAGAGCAGCCACTTAGAAATGAACTTACCAATGAAAGTGAATATCCTTTCGAAGTTTTACAGGGAGAAATTACACAGGGATCACTTTATGGTGAAAGCTGGATCAAGCACTTAATTCCGATAAACCGTGTAATTGATGCTTTAGAGTCACACATATTCGAATACAACCACTTCTTTGCTAAAGGAAGATTCGTAATTGACAAAAACTCAGGAGTTAGAATTATCGTTAACGAACACGGCCAAATTATTGAGAAAAACCGTGGATCACAAGTTCAGGCTATAACAGTACCGCCTCTACCACCTAGTCCTCAGGAACAAATCGCCAGTATGAAAAGCCACTTAGAGGATATTTCAGGAGTTCATGAGGTTTCGCTTGGAAGACTCCCAGGATCTTTGAGATCAGGAACTGCTATCGCGGAGCTGAAGCAGGCAGATGCTACTAATCAAGCAGATCTTGTGGATAACATGGAGGACTTCTTATCAAGATCGGGTCGTAAAATCTTGAGGCTGGTTGCAGAGAACTGGAACACTTCAAAGTTGATTTCAGTTACAGGTCTTGGTGGTAAGCCTGAATATTTCATGGCGGTTGGGGAGAAAAGTAGCATTTCAAAGAAAAAGAGTAAGTTCAAATTTGGTACAACTGAGCTACCTATCGCAATTATAGGGGCAGATAATGAGGTAAGAGTACAGATTGGTTCATGGTTGGCTTATACGAAAGAAGCTCGTCAGGAAAGATTAAAAGAGCTATTTAGACTAGGCGCAATTGATCAAAAGACATACCTAGAGTATTCAGAGTTTGCAGATATAGACGGTATAGTTGAAAGAACTAGAAACGAGGCTAACTTGCAAGCACGAAGAGGACAAAATTCAGCAGGAGTTGAGAAAGAATTTGGAGTATTCCTAGATGATGAATCAGTTGCATTAGCAGAAAACGAAGAAATGCTTGAGGGAATTGATAAACCAGTACAGCCAGGCGATGACCATGCGATTCACATTGCTATTCACAAAGATGAAGCTGAAGATCCTATAGTGCGCGCGCACATGGAGGAACACATCAAGTTACAAAAATGGCAAACAAGAATGGAATCAGAACCAACAGGACAATTCCAAGGAGAAGAGGGAGTT